GCATTCAATTTAGAAGAAGCTATGCAAGACATGGTTAATATTATGATGAAAGAAGGTAGATTGAGAAAAGGTACTGAATTGGCAGTTCCTGGCATTGAAACATGGGATCAGTTAGATAATAATAACAGCCCATATGCCGCTTATCGGTATGGCATTGCATTAGCTGGTGCGCCACACGATTCTATTGATAAAGGTGGTCCTGTTGGTGGTAATTTTGTCACGATTGGATATTCAGACGAAGATCGTAATATTATTGATGCAGCTGCTCGTAATATGGGAGTTTCTCCCAAAAAACAAGGGACTGATACATCAGTCGAACTACCGGATGTTAACAAAAAAAGTGTTATAGCCACACCAAAAAGAAACAGGTATGGTATATGAAGCAATATAGGATAACATCTGCTGATTTTGTTCCAAAAAGTGATGACGATTGTTATCTATCACCGGATGACCCAATTCATGAATTAATGAAAACAAGCCAACTCGGTGGAATTGGTAGTGAAGCAGCATTAGCAAGATATAACCATTCATCACTTCCTATAATCACAGGCAGTGATAAAGGTCAAATAGCACGGGAACAAAACATACAATCAGGCACTAGCGAATGGTTCAAGCACTGGTTTGGAAGGAATAATCAATGAAAATATCGGAATTATTAGGGCATCCGTTGCAGGAAACTGCAACATCTGGCAGCACTATGGCAGCTAATGTCAATGTTGGTGCAGTTTATCAAGATGCACCACCTAAACAACGAAAAAACAAAGACGGTACTGTAAAAAACGCATTGGATGTAAATGATAATCTACTAACTGGTGGAAGTATCGCAAAAAGAGTATAAATACAGGATAAATGGAGTTTATCATGACAAACAAAAACCAACAATTAGACGAATTTGCGCCACCTGCAAATTCAGCTACCGTTGAACCTTCAGCAGGTCTTTTGCCAGATGGCACGGTTGATCGAGAAGGCGCAATGGCAAAAGCCGACTTATTCAAACTATCAAATTATAGTTATAAATTATTTAAAAAAATTAATGATGAAGATCAATTAGAAGCATGGATCCAAGCTAAAATTACCAAAGCTGCTGATTATATTGCATCAGTATATCATTATTTAGAATATGAAATGAAATTCAGTGAGTACGGAAAAAAACTAGAAAATAGTGATATGTACACTGAAAGTGAAAAACAAATCATCCAACAAAAATTAAATGAAGCTCGTGCTGCCGTAAAAGCATTGAAAGTTACACAAGCTAGTAAATTATTGGAAGGTACATCTGCTAAAAAAGATAAAGATTTCGCAGCATTGGCAGCACCAGTGGATAAAATTACATATGCCGATAAAATTGCGGGTGCCAACAAAAAAGCGAAAGCAGCAACATCAAAAGTTGCAAAAGAAGGGTTGGCAGAAGATAATTATTCAGACGATGATGATTATGTAAAACGTCCATATATGCCGAAATCTGGTAAATATGCTGATAGTCCATTTTATGATCCAGCAGATGCAGAAGAAGATGCAGAAAAAGCATATAAAGACGGTATTAAAAAAAGAGAACAAGCTAGAAAAAATAAAAATAAAAAAGATATTGATGAATCTGCAAAACCAAGTGCTGGATTATCAAAAGCTAAAAAATCTGCAACCGTTGAAAAAGATAAAAAACGTGGTGATATTGGTAAACCAGGAAAAAACTTCGAAAAAGTAGCTTCTAAAGCTGCTAAAAAATATGGTTCAAAAAAAGCAGGTGATAAAGTAGCGGCTGCTGCAATGTGGAATAACATTAAAGAAGGTGTCGAAATTTCTTTTGGCGAAGGTGTATATGCTTCTGATGCTCAACAAACCGAAGACCTGTCAGGTGATGTTGCAAAATTAAATAAACCAGAAAAATTCCCACCAGTAGTACCAAAAAATATCAAAGGTGCTAGACCAGCTGGTAATACCTGGGATCCTGATCCAGATGAATATTCTGCAGGATTGAGTGAGCCAACAAAATCTGTTAAAAATATTAAACCATCGCCATCAAAAACAGATATTCATCCAGCAATTGCTAAATTGCAAAAAACCCATCCAAAATTATATGCATATATGATTAAAACCCCGGGTTCTATGCAAAAATTTTTAAGTAATTCTAGTTATGCAATAGACTTGTTAACTAAACCAGAATTTCAACCAGTTTTCAAAGAAGATCAACAACTTGATGAATTAAATTTAAATCCTTGGAAAAAGCAAAGTCCATATACTAAACAGAATTATAAACTTGCTGCAGATCGTCAAAGAACTAAAATGCAAAATGCTGCGGATGCTACCGAGGAAGCTGATGAAAAAGGTGATAACGCTGGAATTAAAAAAGCTGGTCAAGAGTGGAGACAAGCCAAAGCAAGAAAAGAAAAAGCTGAAAGAAAAGCTTCACTAGCTAAAAAAGAATCAATTAATGAATCAGCTGAAGTATCGGCAATTAAAATATTGAGCGGATTACAGTAATGGATATGAAAAAAATTCTACAGGCACTAGATGGTACTGCCGTTAAACCAGTAGAAGGTGCAAATGATATGAAACAATTCATGAGCATAATTAACGAGGGGGCTAATCCACACAAGGTTAGCCTTCCTGTTCAAATGGCTATGCAACATTATTCTACCCCGGTAATAAAAGAGCAACCTAAACCATCATTACTAAAACAATATTTTGCAGAAGCAGAAGAAACTTTGCAACAAGCAAAAGCAGTTGAAAAGAAAAAACTCAACCAATTTGCAAGAACCATTGCTGAACGTGTTCAAATGAAAGAATCAGCAATTCCCGGGCATTCTGCTGGATTTACTGGTGGTGTTGGTCCAGGAGCGCAAAGTAATTTGCCAATGGAAGATATAGATAATCCGAAAGATATTGTTAAGATGGATATACCATTACTAATTCGTTTATTAGAATATGCACGTGAAGATGCTAAAACTGATATGGATTTGCATAATGTTACTGAAAAATTAATTGATTTTAGCAAACAGGGTGATGTATTGACCATGGATCAGTATGATGCGATTGTCGGTGAACAAAAACTTCTCCCAAATCCAACCAATGAAAGTTGTTGGAACGGATACAAACAGGTCGGGATGAAAAAGAAAGGTGCAAAAAATGTACCTAACTGTGTCCCAAAAGGAAAATAATGGATATTAGAAATATTTTAAATACAATAGATAATATATCTGAGGGTGTGTTTGATAATCAAGAAGTAGCTGATAAGAATAAACAAGCCCAAGCTGATTTGGAAAAATGGCAGACTGATCGAAAAGCATCACAAGAAGCCGAGATTAATCAAATTAAAGCATTGATAAATCAGTATGCTAAATTAAAAGGTATTAATTACACTGTTAAGGAATCTATCTCACGAGAATTAATTGAAAGTTTCGGGTATGAATATGATGACTTATTACAAGAATATAGTAAAGAGCAATTTAAAAGTGATGCAGCTGATTTTGGCAGAGGTGTAGCATCAGGTGCTACATTGGGATATGCACCAGAAATAGCAGCGAAAATTAGATCAGCGACTGGTGATATTAGTTACGAAGATGCCCTTAAACAAGAAATAGAAAAAAATAATGCTGCAAAAAAACGTAGTCCGTGGTTGTATGATGCTGGCTCATTTGCACCATCAATGGCGGTCGGTGGACCACTTGGGTGGGGATTAGCAGCTGCTGATTTGGCATATGGGAAGGATGAATTGGCAAACCCATTTGCTGATGATAAAGCGCCTACTACAACACCTGATACCAAGCAAACCTCAACCCCGGTTGATAATTCAGCAAAACCGGCTGCTACTAATGATGGTAATCATATTGAGAATCAAGCTAGTCCACATGATATAGTTTCAGAACTTCAAACAAAGCTGATTACTGCTGGATTTGATGTTGGGCCAACTGGCTCAGATGGGAAATTTGGTGATAAGACCGTAGCTGCATTAAAACAATATACAGCCTCTAAAAAACTTCCATCTGATTTAGAAGCATATGTGAAATTAGTAGGAGATGCGGCAAATGATGAAGTTAAAGCAGCTGTAACCGAAGCGGAGAAAATTGCAGCATTGCGAAAAACACTAGATGCGCTAGATGAAGGCTGGAAAACTGATGCTATTACCGGTGCGGTGAATGCTGCAAAGAATTTCGGCAGAGGTATTACAAATAAAGCAGCCAAAGGGATACCAACAACAGCAGCTGAGAAGTCTGCCTCGGTTCTTGATACCGGCAAGATTGCGTGGAACAAACCTGCTAGTGCAGCTGATATGGCTGCACACGGTCTTGGAAAAGGCACTAGAGGAGCTGCAATTTTTGGTGGCAAAGCGGCTGCTAAAGCTGCGGTGTTGAGTGGCAAAGCTGCCGTATTTGGCGCTGGACTCGCGGCTAAAATTGGTGGGAAACTTGCTAAATTTGCTGGCAATCACAAAATTGCAACAATATTAGCGGGGTTAGCATTGTATGGATATACATTTAATCCAGAGGGTAATATTGTTGTTTCAAATGACATCGCACCAGAAACTACACCAGATATTAAACCAGATACCACCCCTACTCAGCATGGTAAACCAGATATATCTGCTCCATCTAATATTCCCAGTAACTCAGAGAAACCATCTGAACCTACTAATCCGCCAGGAATTGGTGGTAATACACCAGAATTATCACAACTTTCGTCACAAATTGACTGGTTGATTAAGTATGCAAGTACTGACACATCACCAGCATTGGCTCAAGAGCTATCCAGCTTAAAAAGTCAATGGGATCAATTAAAGAAATAATAATGGCGGGATTTCCCGCCATTTTCCTCTAAATCACTTGACAACTATCCTGCATTATTGTATAATAAATTTTTTTAATCACTCATATAAGGAGATATCATGAGTCGTTCGTATGGACCAGAAGAAAAAGCTAAACTAGAAAAAATCATTACCGAAGGCGGCACAGTCATGCGGGAAATTGATGATCTACGTGAAAGCTTGAAAGAAACTGTAAAAAGTATTGCTGATGAATTAGGCACCAAACCTGCAATCATTAATAGAGCAATTAAAATTGCATATAAAGGTGATTGGAACAATCATAATGAAGATTGGCAAGAAGTTGAAGCTATTTTAGATATTACTAAAAATATTTAATTTAATAGTTATTGGAAAGGTAGGCTGGGCCATAAACCGCATAGATGGGTGCTTATGAGCCGGAAATCATAAATGGAGAATATAATATGGAAATTAACAAAGACTTCGAATTTGAAGTATGTGAAACATGTCCGTCACTTCACGATTGTGAAGCTAGATGTTCATGCAAAATTGAAGAAATGCTATCAGAAGATGTAGCAAAACAACGTGGTGAAGACGAAACCTCTTTAATGGGGGATTCAGAATGAGCTATGTAGATGCATTTTTTGATAAAACTGCTGATATTGTAAAAGTCGTTGAACGCAATAAAGCAGGTGGTAGAGAATACCGAGATTTCCCAGTAAAACCTACATTTTATTATGGTGATACTAAAGGAAAATACCGATCAATATATGGCAAACCATTAACGAAAGTTGTATGTAAAAATACACGAGATTTTCGTAAAGAAGTAGCTGTCAATGGTAACAAAAAACTTTTTGAAGCCGATCTAAACCCAATATTTGTTTGTCTCAGTGAACATTACATAAACCAAGATGCACCAAAGCTTAATGTAGCATGGTTTGATATTGAGGTTGATATGCAAGCATTTGCAGTATCATCCCAGCACATGGTTAAAATCAGAAAAAAACAATGATTGTTTGATATCGAAGTAATAATGATAAATAATTCTAAAGGAGAATACTATGAATTATTTAAAAATATACAACGATATAATTAAATCCGCACAATTAAAAAATAGAACTAAAAATATATTGTTAGAAAAGCATCATATAATACCACGTAGTTGTGGTGGTGATAATAGTAAAGAAAATTTAGTATTGTTAACCACCCGTGAACATTTTATATGCCATTTATTATTGGTTAAAATATATAAAGATACACCTATATTTTATAAAAAAATGATATATGCATTATGGTGGATGTCAAAAACTAGAAAAGGATACAATGAATATCGGGTTACTAGTCATTCATATTCAGCGGCTAGAATCAAATTTTCTGAAAATAATCCTAATAAATGCATAGACCGTAAAAAAAAGTTTTTGCAAAATCATAAATCCGGAGTTTATAACTACGATTATGATAAGGTAAGGAATACATTAAAATCTACATTATCATTAATGTCTAAAGAAGACATGGATTTACGAATGAAAAATTCAGTTCAAAAATGTGATCATAAAAAACGTGGTGATTCTATCAAAAAGGGGAAAAGTTCTACATTTTTGATGACTACAGTCAACAATGAAACAATTGAATTTTCATCATATGATGATGTATTGTCTATAACTGGATATACTTATAGACAAATAAAGTATAGATTACAACATTATAATGGATTATTAGAAAATGGTGCTTGTGTAACATATATTTCAAAATATCGAGGGAACGATGGGAATATTGGAAGAAAAAGAAATATCAGTATTTGAATTAAGTAACATACAAAATAAAGATGAGTATGAAGTTTACGATGAAACATTAAAAAAATGGGTTAATATTGCAGATTGTAGCTATTTAAAACCTGGACCAGGATATGCATCACCAGATGATGCATTTATGCCAATTACTGCGATTGCAGTTCACTTACAATGGTTAAACACTCTGGTATGTCTTGCAATCCCTCCAAAAACCTTGTCAATGGAGGAAGCAACCGAAATTGTCAAAGAATTTCCAAACACTATATTATTCAATACTGAAGCAGAACTATTAGATACATTTTTGGATTTAATAAAAGATGCCGATGTATTAAGTGGCTGGAATTCAGAAGGTTTTGATATTCCATACACCGTTAATCGGGTTACCAAAGTATTAAGCAAAGATGATACTAGACGTTTCTGTCTATTCAATCAATTCCCGAAAAAACGTGAATATGAAAGATATGGTAAGACAGCATCAACCTATGATTTTGTGGGTAGAGTTCATATGGATAGTTTGGAACTTTATCGCAAATATACTTACGAAGAGCGTCATAGCTATCGCCTAGATGCAATTGCTGAATATGAGTTAGGTGAGCATAAAACAGCATATGAGGGAACACTTGATCAGTTATATAATAATGATTTTAGAACATTTATTGAATATAACAGACAAGATACTATGCTGTTGGAAAAGCTAGATAAAAAATTAAAGTTTTTAGATCTAGCTAATACATTAGCACATGAAAATACGGTATTACTACAAACCACTATGGGTGCAGTAGCAGTAACCGAGCAAGCTATTATTAATGAAGCGCATCAACGCGGGTTTCAAGTACCAACTAGACTCAAATCTGATAGCACATCAGAAAACATGGCAGCTGGTGCTTATGTAGCAAACCCAAAAGAAGGATTGCATGATTGGGTTGGCTCATTAGACATCAATTCACTATATCCATCAGTAATTCGTGCTCTCAATATGGGCCCAGAAACTATTGTTGGTCAGCTTCGTCCTGATATGACCGATGCATTTCTTAAATCTGAGATGGCAAACGGTCGATCAATTACCGCATCTTGGGAAGGTGTATTTGGCACATTAGAATACACTGCTGTTATGAATAAAGAATACGATAAGCAGATTACTATTGACTGGGAAGATGGTGGGTCTGATGTTGCGAGCGCTGATCGCATTTATCAAATGATCTTTGAATCAAAACAGCCATGGATGTTAAGTGCAAATGGTACTATTTTTACATATGAAAATGAAGCAATCATTCCAGGATTATTAAAACGATGGTATGCTGAACGTAAAGATATGCAAAAGAAACTCAAGGAAGCTATTGCAGCAGGTGATAAAGAACAGGAAGAATACTGGGATAAAAGACAATTAGTTAAAAAAATTAATTTGAACAGTTTATACGGTGCTATTTTAAATGCCGGTTGTAGATTTTACGATAAACGTATTGGTCAATCGGTAACATTGACTGGTAGACAAATTGCTAAACATATGGCTGGAACTGTTAATCAAATTGTAACAGGTGAATACAATCATATTGGCAAGGCTGTTATTTATGGTGATACAGACTCGGTTTATTTTTCTGCATATCCAATCTTCAAAAAAGAAATAGAAGCTGGAAATATCCCATGGGAGAAAGAAGATGTATCTGCATTATACGATCAGATAGGTGAAGACGTAAACAAAACATTCTCTCCATTCATGTTATCAGCATTTCATTGCCCACCAATTAGAGGTGAAGTTATTAAAGCTGGACGAGAAATTGTTGGTAGTAAAGCATTGTTCATTACAAAAAAACGATATGCGGTATTAGTGTACGATAAAGAAGGGAAACGCAAAGATAAAGATGGCAAACCTGGTGAGATAAAAGCAATGGGATTAGATTTGAAACGATCAGATACCCCTGAATTCATGCAAAATTTCTTGAGTGAAATATTAGAAATGGTATTAACTGGTTCTCCTGAAAAAGAAGTTTTGAATCGAATATCAGAATTTAGATCTTTATTCAAAGCAAGACCAGGCTGGGAAAAAGGTAGCCCGAAACGAGCTAATAATATCACCAAATATCGAGCATTAGAAGATAACACTGGTAAAGCAAATATGCCTGGTCATGTTCGAGCTAGTCTGAATTGGAATACTTTAAAATCGGTATTTTCTGACAAATATTCAATGAATATTACTGATGGTGCTAAAGTAATTGTATGTAAACTGAAAGATAATCCATTAGGATTTACCAGTGTTGCTTACCCTGTTGATGAACTGAGATTACCACAGTGGTTTAAAGAACTACCATTTGAACATTCAGCAATGGAAGCTGTTATTATTGATAAAAAAGTGTCAAATTTGATCGGTGTATTAGAATGGGATCTAATGAGTACCAATGAACAGACATCATCAAATGCTCTTTTTAGATTCTAAAAAACTTGACAAGATCTATTAATAGTAGTATAATATTTAAAAATAAAGGAATTACAATGAAAGACTTTTTACAGGACTTGGTATCACATACTCATTCGTTGGGATTTATCCCACTTTTAAGAATAAATGCGTCTGATACACGGACATATATCGACGCTGTGACTGAAGATAGAAAAATGTTATTCTCAGGGATCACTAAAACACCTGTACCAAATATAAATGGTAGTTTTGGCATGAACAATCTCCATAAATTGGACCTACATTTGAAGTGCCCGGAATACGATAAAAATGCAGGTATTTCTATCATCACTGATACAAGAAATGATGAAGTGATACCATCTGGTATCCATTTCCAAAATCAAGCAGGTGATTATCAAAATGATTTTAGATTCTTACACAAACACATTGTAGATTTAAAATTTAAAGATGCGGATTTTTTAGGAACCACTTGGGACATCGAGTTTGAACCAGCACAAACTAGCATTCAACGGTTGAAATTTCAGGCGGCTGCTCACACAGAGGAGACATTCTTTAGTACAACTACTGATGCAAACAAAAACTTGTTGATCAATTTTGGCGAAATGAATAGACATGCTGGCAGTTTTGTATTTCAAGCAGGAGTATCTGGGAGTTTACGGAAAGCATGGAATTGGCCAAAGTCATATGTTATCAGTGTGTTAAATCTAGCGGGTGATAAAACTATTAGAATCAACGATCAAGGTGCATTACAAATAACAATTGATAGTGGATTGGCCGTATATAATTATACATTTAAAGGACTAATAATTTAAGGAAAAATTATGAGTAAACCAGAAGAAATTGATTTAGAAAAATTCGTTGATATGTTTGATACTGCGATGAATTCAGATAACCCAGCAGTTAAACGATGTTTTAATAATTTATTAATGGTAGTGGCTTTAGCACATGCCGAAGATAAAGAAAAACAGCTCGGTCCATTACGAAAATTAGTAAATGATGTAACCGAGTTAAATAGCAGGATGGCTACTATTGAAAAAGCAATGGTGCACACAAATTCATACGTGTACAATGATATGGGCATCGATTACAATACACCACCAATATGGACCACTACTGGTACTAATTATGGTAGTGGTTATGTTCCACCATTCTCTGGTGCAACAAGTACATTTAAATTAAATTAATTTTAACCGCTACAGGAAGTAGCATTTTTCAAACCATAAAGAAAGGAAGCTATCATGGCTAAAAACTACAAAACATATTCATATTTTGAAAACCGCCCAGATGTTGTAAAAATCTTCGAAGATTTAGAAGCATTTCATGACTTTTGCCGAATGGAGATGAGAAAATTTGATCCAGCAGAACTCTACCGGAAGGATTCGAAATCATATGGTGCATATTTGGCGAGCAAACGTCCACGTAAACCATATCAAGGTAATAAACCTTGGAATAATACTAACAAACAAAAATTTGTTAAAAAGTAGTGTAGATGGTGGGGATTTATCCCCACCTTTATCAAGGAATATAATGGCTAATACACAATTAACTAACAGAATTTTTACAAACTCAATAAACTACGATAAAATAACGTTTTCTAGTCCTAGCACACGCTTCATAAGTGGTACAGGAAACATGGTAATGGAAATCCCTTCGACAGAAGATGCAACATTGAATATCACTGGCAAGGTTAATCTTAATGGGGACAACCTCGAAGAAAGATTAAGTCGCATTGAAAGTTTGTTGCATATTCCACGACGGGATGTTATAATGGAACAGAAATACGAAAAACTGAAGTTATTGTGGAAAGAATACACAGAAACTTTGGAAGCACTTAAATCTTGGGACACTATTAAGGAGTCAACATGAGTAAAACAATTAAATTTTCAGAAGAATTCATTAATACATTTGATGGGACATATCAAGAACTGGAAAGTATCGTCACAACTTTAGCGACGATGGTGAATGACGGAACTTTATTAGCCAATACAACATCCATCACATTCGGTGGTGAATTCGACCAAGTAATCGAAATTAAACTGTAGGAAATTTATGTCAGTATTAGTACCAGAAAAACCAGCAGAAGGCATTATGAAAACCGGCGACTATGGAGACAGCAAGTTTTATAAAATAGGATGTAAATGCGGAAATGAAGATGATGATATTCATTTTGAAGTGGAAGCAGATGAATTTGGAATTAATATTAATGTTAATACTTGGACTCATCCAAAGACCGACTGGTGGAATCGCGTAGTTGAAGAAAATCATACTCCCAGATTTGAAAGTTCTTGGCTGTATAGCGTTGACGAATCTATTCGCAGTTTTATAAATGGATTTGCTCATCGGATTAAAATTTCATACGCATTGTGGACATCTGGCTATCTGAAGTACTCACAAACTACCATAATGAGTGAACAACAAGCACTTAACTACGCACATACTTTAATTAATGCAATTGAAGATGTTAAAACGTTCCGTAAAGAACGCATGCAAGCAAAAGATATTTCAGAAGGCTGCTAAAATAACTGGAAGGATCCAATGATTAAAAAATTTTTTAAAGATATAACTGGCGTAACTGCTAGGGAAGAAGCTGCACGAATTGCTATTCTTGAAAAAGAAGAAAAAGCTGCTCGTGCAGCTGCTAAACGCAAAGCTAAAAAAGAAAAAGAAGCAGAGGCAAAACTCTCACCAAAAGAAATAGCAAACAAGCGCAAAGAAGCATGGGTTGATGTTATCGGATTTAAAGTCAATAAAGATAATATCAGAAATGGTTTTTATGAATTGGATTGGAATGAATATTTCATTACTGAATTAAAGCAAGAAGGCTATGGGTTTGATGGTGACCCAGATGAAGAAATAGTAGCTCGTTGGTTCAGAGATATCTGCATTAATGCAGCTGCCGCAGAAGGGGTTGATATGGATAATCGGGAAACTGGTTATATCAATGTTACGAAATTAACCGGTGGAAAAGCTGAGGTAAAATAACCTCAGTTCACCATTATTCAAGGATGAATAATGACTTATATTTTAGTCGATCTGTCTAACACATTCTATCGTGCTAGACATGCCATACAAGGTAATGCTGAATTAAAACTGGGTATGGCATTTCATATAACATTTAATAGCATCAAAAAAGCATGGCAAGACTTTGGTGGTAAACATGTTGTTGTATGTTTGGAAGGGAAATCATGGCGCAAAGAATATTATGTACCATATAAACGAAATCGGGCAGACATGCGGTCTGCCATGAATGTAAAAGAACAAGAAGAAGAAAAATTGTTTTGGGAAGCGTTCGATGAATTCAAAACATTTTTAACAGATAAAACTAATTGCACCATTTTACAACACCCGCAATTAGAAGCGGATGACTTAATTGCTGGATTCATTCAATCACATCCTAACTCTAATCATGTCATTATTTCATCTGATAGTGACTTTTTACAATTAATTGCGCCTAATGTAAGCCAATACAATGGCATTGCTGATCACCACATTACCCATACTGGTTATTTTGATGCAAAAGGTAAACCAATTAAAGACAAAAAAACAGGTGAAGTAAAATTACCAATTGATCCTGAATGGATGCTTTTTGAGAAATGTATGCGCGGTGATACTAGCGATAATGTTTTCTCCGCATATCCAGGGGTTAGAACAAAAGGTACCAAAAATAAAGTTGGGCTAACTGAAGCATTTAATGACAGAAATTGTAAAGGCTATAATTGGAACAATCTAATGCTACAACGCTGGGTTGATCATGATGGAGTTGAGCATAGAGTATTAGATGATTATGAAAGAAATCGTCAATTAATCGATTTAACTGCACAGCCAACTCATATCCGAGAAGTGATAAACGAAACAATAAGTACCAATTCTAAACCAAAAGAAATAACACAGGTTGGGATCAGAATGTTAAAATTCTGTCAATCATATGATATGAAACGAATGATGGAAAATATTCAGCAATTTGCTGAACCGTTTCAAGCAAAATACATAGGAGAATAAGATGAGTGAAGAAATTAAAGATCCAACACCGGATGAACAACGTACATTATTACAAACCATTAAATTCCCACCACGAAAATACAAAGTAGAAGTATCCGGCAGAGGTGGTGAAATTGTAATCGGCAAAGTTGACCGTGATGCATATGATTATCTTGAAGATAATGATATAGATATCAATGATTTCATCGATGATGAAGATAATGAGTTAGAAGTACCAGAAGAATATCGTTTCATTGAAGAAGGCAACTGGTATGATTTGGATGATATTGCTCATGAAAATGGTGCAACAATTGATGATCTCAGTGAAATATTTGTCTACGATGAAAAGGGTAAGGAAGTATGGAGACATTCTTTAGACATCACTTCTCTCGAAGATGATGAAATTGGGATTGAAGAAATTGAGGAATGTTATATCACTGATAAGCTGGAAGATGGCGAGGTGGCATTTATTGGACAATCTGTCGAAAAAGGTTTATTTTTTGGTGGAGAATTCACAATCAAAGATGAATTTGATCCAACAAAAATTAAAATTGAGTATAGTGATATCGAAGGATGGAGTTTGTTATCGAGTATCCAATACGATGGCGAATACATTGACACGGTTGAATACGACACTACTGGGAAGGGTATCGAATTTGATTTAATTTTGGTTGAAAAATAAAACTTGACTTTTAACAGTTAGTGTTTTATAGTTATCAAACTTAAAACACTAACACATAGAGATTATTATGACTGAAATCATTGATACAAAATCAGAAATTATCGAAAACATTCGTTCTAAAAACAATGTTCAACGAGTTAAAAATACTCGTAAACAAGTTTCATGGTTAGACAAATTGAATCTCAAACAACGAGTTGACAATCATAAACTTGCTAGAGTTTGGGCTTACAGAAATCACGATCATGCAGAAGTGTTTGCAAATTCATTGGAACTTGATTATATCATTTTTCAACAAGAACTTTTCCTTGAAGACACCAAAGAGTTGTCAGCGAAACTTACTAGAATTGGTTTTATTGAACTAACTGGTTATCCCGATGAAGAATTATTCCAAGGATTTTCAAGGGTGATGTACAACAAAAAATACAATATTGCTATTAGCTTATTTGATCCAAAACACAAATATGCTATCCAAACAGCAAACAAAATTGTAGAAAAATCTTTCATGGATGGCCGATCAGGTATGGCTATCTTTTTAGCAACAATCGAAGTACTTTTAGAAAAATAAACGGAGTTTGTATGACAAAGGAATGGTTCAATAACATACCAAAGGATGGTATTCTATGCAAATGCAAGTACACAAAAACCGGTGATCAATATAGAATAGATATCATTACTAGATATAATGATCACCCATTATCTGATTTCAAATTTAGAAATAACGATAAATTTTATGCAGATGCAACACCTCTATCGATTGATGAAGTTTTAAACATGGTTTATCAGGAGGAATCATGACCGAAATTCATGCAATACCAATTGTCGATGGAAAATTCTGGATTGTTGAACAAGATGGTGATAAAATTGCAACATTGCATAAACAAGAAAATAACAAATTCATTTTATCCAATATAGATGGTGAAATTCGTTTTGATGAAAAGGAAGAAATCATCAATACATTTGGTAGTAAATTTTTCCTACCAGAAAATTCACTACCAGTTAATTTATCAGAAGATACGGAATGTCACGGTTATCCAACTAAAACAAAACCATATAATTCAATGTATGATGTTCGTAGAAAATTACCAATGTTTACGAAACAACCAAAAAGCAAATGTTTCCATTGTGCAGGTTGGTATGCAATAAAATTCAAAACATGGGTTATAGCATTTTGTCCAAAATTAATTACAGTTGATCGGTATGAAACACTTGGTCCATTTAAGACCAAAGCAAAAGCGGCAGAAGTAAAATGCAACATCAAATAAATTTAACACCAATTACATTGTATACGCAATTATTACGTGCAGCTGAATTATCTCAACAAAAAGAAATTAAAATTCCAATTCAACAAGCAAGACTAATTTCTATGGCGTTGAATGAAATGCTTGATAAAATCAATACGGATTATTCACGATTGTACGATGAGTTAAAGAACAAAAATACGGATTCGATCACTGTTAGTATGGACGGTGGTGGATTCGATAAACAATAAGGAAATTTATGACATCAATAGGGTTTGCACAGTTTTGCTCACCAGGACAACATATTGCCGGTGAAGAACTTATGAAAAATGTACGAGAATTCTATCCAGATAGTTATTACATTGCATTAGGTGATGCAGGTGATGATCGTCTTGATGCTTGTAAAAAATATAATGTAGAATATTACCAGTCCCAACGGAAACTTGGTTATCCACAAGAACCATATGGTTATGATATGGAAATTGTGTTAGAATTTTGGGAAAGAATGTATATTGCATGTTTTCGAGCGAATACCACTCATTTAGTATATTTAGAAGATGATATTAAAATATTAAAACCAATTACATGTCCAGATGTTGATGTATATGGGTTTGATACCTCCTTTGCGAATGGTGAACGATTTCCAAATGGGTTTACTGATGAATTTATGAATATGATAGAAGAATATTCTGGCGTCCGTCCAAATATCAATGGTTATGGTGCACAGGGTGGTACTATCATCAAAGTAAAAACTTTTTTAGATAATTATTTTCATGTTAAACGATGGGTTGAACAAAATTTTAATTATGTTCGTAATAATATATATGAAAAAACTGGTTGGCAAGATTCATTTAATACATATTTTTTCTTGCTTTCCGGCAAGGCTTTTGTAAAGAATCCTAATATTGTCAATGTATTCGACCCAGAGGGCACAAACGAGTATGATTATTATAGTCATTACGACTACCCAACTACGTTTGCCATTTCCAAAGGTATTCCAGAACATGTTGAAATAATTCATAACTATAAAAAATTCTACAGCAAAAATCAGTAGTGCATTTTTTGATAAATATATGCGTAGTTAATAAAGGAACCTCAATGAGTAGACCAAAACCGCATGTATTATTAGAATACACCGATAAAACATCATATAAGACGGATCAAATATTGGCAGCCGAGGACAATGCAATATGGGCAGTGTTCTATGAATCAGCCGCCTTCAATTTGAAATCGTTTAATAGTTTAGTGAGTCACCCTGGCCCAAAATATAAAAAAACCAGTTTTTCTAATCCAGGGCATGCTCACAATTTAGCAAAAAAGTTAAATTTACAGTTTGACACAGAGGCGTTTAATGTTGTAAAATTAACAATGAAGGCATCGAAAAAATGATAGATAGAACTTCATTAACCAAGATATTCCTATCTCAATGGGGTAAAAGTACGGATGACGCCAACTTGAAGTTTTACTCAAGGCAATGGTGGCATAGTAATAGATCTTCAAATAATTCATACAGATTGTCTGGTGAAGGATTGGATTTCTTGGTTAACACGTTGGGTCTTAAAGCATATAAAATTCCGTTTACGGAACCTATTGACAAGAGCCCTCAAACAGTGATATACTTATCTCGATTTATTGATTGTCCATATTTTCTCACCAATCAAAGTATTACGGTGTTTTCTGAAATAAAGAGTTTTGAACTACATTTATTTTCAGATGATATTAGAAAATATGGTATAATAAAATCATTAAACGAGCGTCAACGATCTTTACAAAAGTAAAAAATTTAGTTGACAAACGAAAATCCTAGTAGTATACTACACAGGAAATGGACGCACTAACAGATGGATTTGAAAAACAATTGACAATGTATATTTAATACGTTACAATTTATTCTTTCTTTAAACACACAATAGGAAACAAACATGAGTGAATCTCGCGCAGTAGGCCCAAAATCAGCAAAAAAAGCAATCATCAAAGCCTTAAAAGTTAAAAGACCAATTTTTATTTGGGGGCAACCAGGTATTGGTAAATCTGATTTGATCAAACAAATCGGTGATGACGGTGCTAATGATTTAGTCATTGACGTGCGTTTATCATTATGGGATCCAACTGACATTAAAGGTGTACCATATTTCGACGATAAAGAAGGTACTATGAAATGGGCTCCACCATCTGAATTACCTGGCATGAAAATGGCTGAACAGTACGACCGTATCATCTTATTTTTGGATGAAATGAACTCAGCTGCTCCATCAGTGCAATCTGCGGCATATCAGTTGGTATTGAACCGTAAAGTTGGTACCTATTCATTACCTGACAATGTAGTAATCGTTGCGGCAGGTAACCGCGAAGGTGATAAAGGTGTTACCTATCGCATGCCAGCACCATTAGCAAATCGTTTTATCCATTTGGAAATGACCCACTCATTTGATGATTGGTTTGATTGGGCAACCGAAAATAAAATCGACAAAGATATCGTGGGTTTCTTGAACTGGTCAAAAGGTGATTTGAACAACTTTGATCCTAAATCAAGCTCACGTGCATTTGCGACACCTCGTTCTTGGTCATTCGTTAGCGAATTGTTGACAGAAAACGACTGCGATGACGAAACCTTGATGAACTTGATGGCTGGTTCAGTTGGCGAAGGTACCGCGATTAAGTTCGGTGCATACCAAAAATTGGCTGGTAAAATGCCAAACCCAACTGATGTACTGAAAGGTAAAGTCAAAAAACTTGACTATAAAGAAATTTCAGCGATGTACGCTCTTACCGTTGGGTTGTGCTACGAATTGAAAGATGGTGCTGACCGCAAAGATAAAGATTGGAACGACCAAGCTAACTGCTTCTTCGAGTTTATGATGGACAACTTTGAAACTGAGTTGGTTATCATGGGTACCAAAATCGCGCTGTCGTCTTACAAATTGCCATTTGACATCGATGAAATCAAATGCTTCTTGGATTTCCATAAAAAATATGGAAAATACATTTCAAGCGCAACTGAGCAGTAACATATAGGGTTGGGGGTTGTTTCAGCCCCCAACCTTAAGTTTAACATCCAGGGATTAATAGTCCTTTTCAAATTACTAGGAATACAAATGTCAGATCCAGTATTAGATAAGATTAAAGACAATATCATCATTGCTAGGGTTGGTTTGTTATTACGTCATCCATTTTTTGGAAATCTAGCAACACGCCTGATTATTAAAGAAGGTGGTGAATGGTGTAAAACAGCATCAACCGAAGGCAAACACATTTTTTTCAATAAAGATTTTTTTGAACCATTGACAGTTCCCCAAATTGAATTCGTGTTGGCGCATGAAATCATGCACAACGTATTCGACCATATGAGTCGTCGTGAAGGTCGCCATCCAAAATTGTTCAATTGGGCTGCTGACTATTGTGTTAATGGTCAAATTGTTCGTGATAAAATTGGTGATTGGCAAATTCCAGGAATCAATATTCTACACGACCAAAAATACTACGGTATGGGAGCTGAAGAAATTTATGATCTCTTAAAAGATCATAATGACGAAATGTTGGATAAATTGGGTGAATTACTCGACCAACACATCGACTGGGAACAAGAAGATCCAAATAATCCTGATAGACCAGTTTACACAAAAGATGAACTGCGTGGCATTCGTGATGAAGTTCGTGAAGCAGTAATGGCGGCAGCACAAGCATCCGGCGCTGGAAATATCCCAGCAAGTGTACAACGGTTGATTCAAGAATTAACTGAACCGAAAATGAACTGGCGTCAAATTTTGCGTCAACAAATTCAAAGTGTAATCAAAGAAGATTATTCTTGGATGCGTCCAAGTAGAAAAAGCTGGCATTTGTCTGCTATTTTACCAGGTTCAAATTTGAAAGATACTATTGATATTTGTGTAAGTATTGATATGTCAGGTTCAATTAGTAATGATCAAGCCAAAGATTTTTTAAGCGAAATCAAAGGTATTATGCAAGAATATCAAGATTTCAAAATTAAATTATGGTGTTTTGATACAAGCATCTATAATGAAGCCGACTTTGACGGATATACAATGGATGAATTCGACCATTATCAGCCAATGGGTGGCGGTGGCACCGATTTCGAAGTAAATTGGGAATATATGAAAGATAGAGATATTGTTCCTAAAAAATTCATTATGTTTACAGACATGTATCCATGTGGATCATGGGGTGATGCAGATTATTGTGACACCGTCTTCATTGGTCACGGAACTACTTCAATTGTTCCACCGTTCGGCGAATATGCTTACTATGATGATGTAAAGGGCACTGACTAATGGCGTTGAAAAACGGCAAGCCAAATCCCTTGAATTATTTCAAAATGCGGAGGGTTGAATATGCGCCCCCGCATTTCAAATACTTCTCACTATCTTCGTATAATCCAAAAACTGTAAAAAATATTAGTGAGTGGATTGAATTGAATTTAAATAATAGATATTACGTCGGGCAAGGAATAATGCTTGACAACAAGAATTCATTCGTGTATAATACACAAATTGGATTCGAAGAAGAGAAAGAGATGAGCTTTTTCTTGATTGCATGTCCATTTGTACATGCATAAGTAAATAACACGTTATAAGGAAATAACATGACAGAACAAAGTGAAAACACAACCGAAACTTCAACTCAGCCTACTGCTGAGTTGAACATCAACGACCTAGCAACTCTTAAAGCAGCAGTCGATTTAGCTGCCACTCGCGGTGCGTACAAAGCAGAAGAAATGGCAGCTGTTGGGAACGTTTACAACAAATTGGCTGCATTTTTAGAGCAAGTGTCAAAACAAGCTACAGCTAACAATCCTGAAGGTGTGTAAATGAGTAATTTAAAACACATCGGAAGAATCAAATCAACCGGCAAGAAATGCATAGTCGCATATAGAACAATTCCTGGTGATGCATATAGCTGCCTAATCATACCAACTGAAAGCCTACCTGATGAATATCATGATGCATTAATTAATTTAGTTGAAAGTCCTTCAGGACAATCATCATATGAATTTGCAGAATCATTAGCTAGAACTAATTTTTCAGATGGTAGCATTATGTTATCAGCATTGCATGCACGAGGAAAACTTATAAAAGTTGGCACTGATAAGATTGAAATGCTCCCACGACCAGCATATTCCATCTTATTATCTGAATTGAATCAAATCATCGCTGATCAACGTGGAATTTCACTAGATGAGTTGGCATTGAAATCCGGTGATAAAAAACCTGAAACAACTCAACCAGTAGATGACCCATCTAAAACAACTTCAGCATCAGTCAATGTTGAGCCAGCGGTGGAATCACCAGTTGAACAGTTGACCCCAGAACAACAAGCTAAAAAATATCGTTCAGAAGCCGATAGATTAGCGAAGGAAGCTGCAAATTTTAGACGAATGGCCGAAGAACTGGTGCCTATTGTTAAAAAACCTAGAAAACAAAAAACTGCGGTATGATGCATTTTCAGAAATCTACCCCACTTGAGGAAATAGATGACTGGGACAAAGTATTCAACGAGGTAACACTTAATGTGTTACCAGTTGATTACGTTCAAAAAGTCTTAATAAACTTCAAAGATGGAAAATCGTGGGAAATTGGTATTGCTCCAAAAAGCCCTCGTAAAAAGCTGAATGAATTCAAAGATGGGTTATTTGAAATTTTAGATGCATACGAGGATCATATTGATCATATTGATGTTAAAATTGACACTTCTCGCGTTAGAAAAGATGTCGAAAAATCAATTAAAAAAATGTTAAGGAAAATAAATTTATGACAGTTAAGTTAGTATCATACTCTCAACCAACAGAGGAATTTGCTAATAATGGTATCCAAGATGCACAGGAATTGATTGCATTTTGCGCTAGGGTATCAAATCCTTCAAATCAATATAACACAGACACGAGTGATAAATTAATCAAGTATCTAATCAAACATAAGCACTTTAGTCCATTAGAAATGGTAAGTGCTTGTATTGAAGTTGAAACGACAAGGGATATTGCTCGTCAATTATTGCGTCATAGAAGTTTCAGTTTCCAAGAATTCAGTCAAAGATATGCGGACCCAACTAAAGATTTAAATTTTGTAACTCGTGAAACAAGATTGCAAGATTTAAAAAATCGTCAGAATTCATTACAAGTCGATCTTACCGATGCTCAATATAAAAGTATGGATGATACCTGGCAGAGTTATCAATTACAGGTAATTGATTTGGCAACATGCGCTTACAAATGGGCAATCGCTAACGGAATTGCTAAAGAACAAGCAAGGGCAGTATTACCAGAAGGATTAACAGAAAGTAGATTATATGTCAATGGAACCATTCGTAGTTGGGTGCATTTTATTGAAGTTCGTACAGAAGAATCTACACAAAAGGAACATCGAGAATTGGCATTAGAATGTGCTAAAGCCATTACTAAAATATTCCCAATGGCCGATTCATATGTTTATAAAGCACCAGAGCCTCCGATCCCACCACAATCTGAAATAAGACTAGAAAGTAATGAACCGAAAGAAACTTCTGGATCATTACTCAAATCTTTTATTAACTTATTTAAGAGAACTTAATAAAATGCCGGGAATTCCCGGCATTTTCTATTTAAATTTATAACCAAAACTTATTCTTATGGCATTAGGTGAATCCACACAATGCCATAAATAATTATCGCAGTCATCGGATATATCGAAAATTCTGACATTCCATCCAAAAGTATCCCAATCTGTTATAATTTTAGGTGAGCCAGACGACATGTCTACATATTTAAAATATGATCCAGAATCATGGGAACAATATGCGACATATGCCCGTATCCCAGGAGAATTACTGTTCGTATGCCATCCCATATAACCACCAACTTGGTACAAAAAGTTTCCAGATGGTTCCTTTATTTTTTTCCCAACTGTTTCTTCTAAAAATTTCATCAATGGAATTGCCACGTTAATCGGTGGTAATGATATATATTCTAATTTTGAATGAAAACAGGTTTCTAATGTTTCATTATTCCACTGAATTGATTTCAAATCTTTATTTAATATAAATTGGTCCGCTACCCCTGGGTTTTTATATGAGTATTGATCTATCATTCGGCCATTATGTTTTTTACTACGAATGTTATCAATGTATAATAACGGATTTGATAGTACATTATTAGCGTATTCGGTTAGAGAATTCTCAATTATAGTTGGTAATATAATTTTAGTAATCATATATCATTAACTGTGACATCCAAAACTTTACTATCTATATTATTAATGTGTTTGAACATATCAGAATCAACTCTTGCTGGATCTGAGTGATATTGTTCTGACAATTTGCACCACAATACGTCGAGCTCTTTTTCTGATGGTTTTTCGATATAATTTATATTCCACTCAACTATAAAAGCATCTTGATTATTAATCAATCTTCGACCATCTTCTGATCTGGATAACGTACATGCTATAATAACATCCGATCCAAATATGATGTTATTATATTTTCTTTCTATTATATATTGTAATTGGTCTAATGTCATAAAATATCCTTTTATTGTCGTATTTTAATTGTTTCGTAAACAACTGTCGCGTAGCATGTCATGTAATGAGCTCCTGCTGCTGCAGATAATGTTACTGATCTAATAACAGTTCCTTCAGGAATTGGTCCAGTAGTATCTGAAGTATTCCATGATGTCACCAAGGTATCAGTTGTTGCACCACTATGCACTATTTTATCCTCTGGTATAATATTTCCGGTCGAATCTAATAATGGCGCTATTAGTATATAAGAAGTGAGCGTAACAGCTTGATTACCTGTACCATATAAATATCCTGCTGCTGCGATTCCGGTAATAACATAGTTGGCAGGAACTGTCATTGTAACCCCATTACTAACAGCCGATGTTGCAATACTTGTTCCAATAGATATATTACCGCTGTTGGGTGAAGAATCTATAGATGAAGAAGTTCCTGTAAATGTAGAATATCCATTTTGCCATTGCGTTCCATCATCTGCAGTACCAATACTAGTCAAGGTTTCTGTGACAGTCACTTTTGATAGCATTTTGTTAGCACCTGCTGAGAATATTGAGTAAGAACTACTGCCAATAAAATATGAAGAACCAAGTGTATAGGTATTCACGGTTACTATACTATTTGTACCAAGGATCGTAATAATAGAACTAGGTACACCAGCTAAAATTGTGTGCCCAGCATCAGTATATAATTGTAATTGAAATGTTTCATTCGAGTGTGATAATTCATCCGTGGCTATTGTAACAGTAAATGATCCAGTATTATTATCCACAATAACCGATCCACTTGCTGTCGTTAATCTAGCATCACCGGCAACACTTCCTGGTGTTTTGGCCCAATAAAGCGTTGTAGAATCATTCACATACTGCGTAGTAACAGTAACTGTAATTAACTCACCCTGTGACACTGTAGTGATCGATGGTGAAATAAAGTATTGAGGATTTGGTGATCCACCACTAAACGTGTTATTTCCACCTATACCACTTACATTTAACGGCAATACTGTAACATTTCCACCAGTGGCATGCACTTGTACTAATCCGCTAGTTAATGTTCCACCGACGTTAATGTCCGTCCCTACTACATCAAAATCACAGAATTTAATACTAAATATAACGGTTGTACTATTTACATCACGTTTTGCATAAATTTGATATGCGTTGCTAGAATATTCTGTCCCAGATAAACTAGGTATATTATTACCAAGTATTTGGTATATTAATTGATCAGAAGTAGTTAAATCATACCACCCGATTGAAGACCCGGTACCACTACCAGTCGTAGAAGTTTCGGTATATCCAAAACTAATAGTACCTAATCCATTTAACAGGGTAGACCATGCTGTATATTTTTCATTATTAGAACCTGTTCCAATCACAATCCCGGCACCAGTTCTAGTCGCACTAAAATTCAGCACCCCGCCGCTATTAAAAAAATATCTGATATTATTCGCAGAACCATCACCAGATGATGCACCAATCATGGCAAGTGTATGGATTAGTTCACCATTCCATTCAGATGTATACGTTGCTGATGTCCCAGAAGACGTTGATTTATTATTGATGTCGATTACAAATCTATCAGTGGTAATTACATTTGAAAAATTATTATATTGATTTCTGATAGCTTCAGTAATTGATGCCCCGGTGGTTACTATAACTAAATTCCCACCATCTAATGCAGTAGATGACCCAATTAGTCCACCTATCTGATGTTGACGAACCTTTGCCATATCATTGCGTAAATTAACCCATTCAGAATGAGAAATCAAATCACCTTGGACTTTCACAGGAGATGTGATTGACTGTCCATACCCGCTATCACTAGCACCAGATCCAAATACTGCATCAACCTTTGCTTTTATACTAGTATAATCACTAGCTTCAATTAAATTTCCCACACCTGCTGACATATGTCATTATTCCTTATAAAATTATCGCTTCAATTATTTTAATACCATCATCGGTACTCGTCTCTAATGCAATTGCAAATACATTATCAAATGATATTCCAGGAACCCGTGCAGTCCCATCGTCTCCAGCAATTAACCGACTTCCTTTAGCAACAGGGCCTATTACCTTTACTGGCACTCGGCCTTTCAATGCAATATACACTCCATCTACTAATTCTGAATTCATCATATATGCCGGATTTTCAGAAATAACACCAATTGCTCTACTACCCAATTTACTAGCAGTTACTTCTTTGTCACCACCAACCATCATAACAGTACCCACATCATATTCGGAATCCGACAAATATTTTTCCGCCAAGTCAGCATATCTAGCTTGAGTTGCAGTAGCAGTTATTAAGTTAGCCGTAAAATCACCATTAGTATCTCTGGCAACAATCGATGTTTTATTACCACTTGATAACATGCTCGTCGTTGCACTAAAATAATCCGAACCAACTTTTACAGTATCAGCCTTCGTCGAAATTCCATTAATATTTGCAAAAATGGTGCCTGTACTATCGCGCAATGCAACGGTATCCGCCACCTTACTCAATGCTGGTGGATAATTAATATAAGTTTCATCAACCAACACTGCCATGTTTTCTGATGTTAGTGAAGTACCCCAAACTTTAGATTTGTTATCACTAATCATGGTAATACCAGTATTAATTGTTTCAAACCCAGCAATTGGAGTGGTTGAGCTTAAGGTAAATTCAGCATCCTTACTCACTGTAAAAATTGTAGTACCTTCTAAAATTGCTTCAAAAATATTGTGATCACCACCGTCGGTATCTTTTACGCTCACCAATCCAAATTTAGATGTATCACCAGAGGTAGATGATTCAAGTGGTCCAATTCTAATGTATCCTGGAGTTTTATTAGTACTACCTGTTAATGAATATACATATAATACATTTTCTGTTCCATCAAACCAAAAATCACCAGGCGTTAAATAGTTTGGTCTAGTTGAAGAAATATCGGCACCGTTTGCAGTTCGCCATTCAGAATTGATATCATAAAATTTCAATTTATTTGAATCTTTGTCAAACCATAATTGACCAGCAAGTGGTTTAGATGGCGGTGTTATATTCGCAAAATTTTCTAACAAATATAAAAAATTTTCATTTTGTGGAATACCATACCCAGAATAATTTCTGCCAACTAATGACAAATCAGTAGTAATATCAACCGTTCCATCTGCAACAATTGCTAATTGTGTCCCATTATATGTTCTTATAATATATGACATTTATATTTTTCCTGTGTAAATAATGTATGCTAATACAATCATATTGCCAAATGATTGCGGTGCCTCAATATTTGGTACAACAAATTTATCAATTGTAACACCAGCAGCAGATGCCGCACCCAATGCTTCAAATAAATCTGGATAATGTGATTGATAATATTCAGTTCCATCACATAATAAATACCCCTCTGGTATTCCATTAGGATATTTTACATCACCGACTGGATGTAATGAATGCAATATAATTGATCCAGGTTTCACAGTTGGAACATCTGACAATAAGGTATCTTTTGTTGTTTTAAATATTTTTGATCTAGCAGTGATTGATATTGGACTTTGAAGTGAACCAGTTAATTGTAAATTATTGACAATCCATACTGATCCAGAACCACTGAGTATTTTTGTCGCTGTTAATACACCAGTTCCACTTATTGTTGCACCAACTGTTATTTCACCAGACGTAACTGATACTACATGTAATGTAGTTCCAGAGATATAACCTGTGAATGTTGCTGATTCTTCACCCTGCGATCTATATACTAGAATTTTATCTGTATTTGCAGTTGGTATTATATTAGAATTAGGAATAGCAGCCAATTCTGGTTTCGATGCAATTGATGTATCACTCAATATAGAGGTAAATACCATTGAAGTTTGAGTACCATTATATACTATACTATTACTAGTTAAATCACCTATCAAATTGAAGGTGGCAGATGTTCTTAATGATCCTGCATTACCAGACACATCACCAGATACGTTACCGGCTAAATTTCCTATTACATTACCTTCAAGATTTCCATAATAAAATTGTGAATAAATATTCCTAAAGCGAGCATCTGATGATCCTATATCATATACATTTGTTAATTTAGGTGTAATTACCACATTAGTAGAACTATTAGCCAATGTAATAGTGCCAGAATTTACAGTAATATTTCCACCTAATAATAAACTTTTAGCTAGATACAACCCCCCACTTAATTGTGTACTTGCCGTTTGTGCACCAGTATATACAACATCATTTGTACCATCTACTATCAATTTATTAGATGTTGTTGTTCCATTCACATCTAATTCGGTAGATGGAGTTTTTGTTCCTATTCCAACTCTGCCATTCGGGGAGAGAGATAAAATAGTATTAGAATTCATTTTCACTTCTATTTTTTTAGAAGTGCTAGTATTAGTAGATATCAAATAGGTGGTATCAGGTGATGATGGATCATCACTAATTGATAAATTTCTATCACTACCAACCGAAATTTGTGAAGCTTTTACTGCCCCAATAAAAGATACTAAATTTGATGTAGCCAACACATAACTAGAAGCTAAATCACCACCCAAACGTTCACTATTAGTTGATGTTCCATAATATCTATGTGTCGATAAAGTTTGTCCAGTTAATGCAGTATTGTCTGAGTCCGTATTAATCAAGGTAAATCCAGCATGTACTGTAGAAAATCCCGGGATAGCCAATTTTGGAGTAAATGTTTCAGAACTTATAATAGCAACTCTATTATTTTCTGAGTAAACAGAAATAATACCACGCAAATTATCAGTATTATCATAAATGGTTTCAATGACTTGCCCAGTCAACGTATCTTGACTATACTGTGGACCAACTAATAACCAAGCAGTTCCAGTATACAAAAACAATTGCTGTCTAATATTATCCACCCATAAATCACCACTTCGTGCGGTGGATGGTTGTGATGCTGACTTAATAACTGAGCCAGCCGAAATCCAATTAGTTTCTGTTGCGTCACTATTTACCATCAATTGATTGTTTACATTGTCATACCACAATTGTCCCTGTACTGGATTAGGAGGGGAGGTTGGATTTGCAAAATTTTCTAAAATATGCAATAAATCACTACCGATATACGATGCATAATTCGGATAATTATTACCAACTAAATTCAAACTTGTTTCAGTATTGATTGTTTTATCATCAACAGTAATTGCTCTTTTATTCGAATTGTTGTTTTCCGTAAATCTAATTTGATATCCCATGATTAAACTCCAGATAAGCTCTGTATTCTTACAGTATAATCAACTTGAACTAAACGATTTAATGATTTTTGAACTGGATGAAATATAACATGAGTCAATAACAATGGATTACCGTGTGGATCATAACTTTGAAGACCCAACTCATCAAAAATATACGCTTGTTCGCCATTTGGTGTGTCCGTACCACTTTGACCATACGGTTCACTATAATCCAGCAAACAAGTAACAAGTATATCAGAATAATTATTACCAGTTGTATGTAATACTTCAATATAATTTCTAGATCTATCTAAATTGTTTTCAGATGTATCATCAACTACCTTGGTATATGTTTCATTATATAAACTAGCATTTGAACCAAAACTGTTTGGAGTTAAATATGTAATAATACCGGTTGGATCAACAAAAGTTCCACCATTACCAAATGCCATTTGATATACAAAATCTTTATTTTTATTCGCAACTGAATTTGCTAGTGCAATACTAAAATTTTCATAATGAATTGCATTACGTTTATCTACAAACACTTCAGTTGTAGTAGGATCCCAAATTTTTATATGTCCTTCAAGTTGAATTCCAGTTCTTTCTTTACTTTGCATAGTAATCTCTCATATTAATGTATTTATCAATAATCATTAACTACTAATTTAATACCCAATGATAATATCATTGGGTATTTTTATGATTAATATTACTGTAGTTGATTAAATCGTATATTGATTATTCCATTCAACCCCAGTTTGTTTCACAATGGTAATAATTGTACCAACTGGTAGTTTATGGGTTAATC